CCCGCGACCCCCGCGACCCCCGCGACCCCCGCGACCCCCGCGCCCGGCCCCGCCCCGCGCGGCGCCAGCCCCGCCCGCGGCTCCGCCCCCGGCCCCGCCCCCCGCGCGGCCCCCGCGCTTCCGCCCGCATTTCCGCCCCCCCCCGAAAGAGACCCCCCCCGGTCCGCCGGGCCCCCCGCCGGCCGGCGCGGAGGGGCCGCCGGCCCCGCGCGGGCGGCGGGGTCTCCGAGCCCCGCGCGGGCGGCGGGGTCTCCGGGGCCCGCGCGGGCCCCGCGCGGGCGCCGCGCGCCCCCCCGGGCGGGCCCGTCCCGGCCCCCCGCCCCCGCGGCCGCCCCCGGCGCGTCACCGGGGCGCGCGTATATAATAGCGGCGCCCCATCTGTCTGTGTCGCCCCGCAGGATGGCGCCGCCCGCCGCCTCCCCGGAGCTGGGCTCCTGCTGCATCTGCCTGGACGAGATCACCGGCGCGGCGCGCGCGCTGCCCTGCCTGCACGCCTTCTGCCTGGTCTGCATCCGCCGGTGGCTGGAGGGGCGCCCGACCTGCCCGCTGTGCAAGGCGCCCGTGCAGTCCCTCATCCACAGCGTCGCCTCGGACGACTGCTTCGAGGAGATCCCTGTGGGGGGAGGCCCGGTCGGGGACGGCGCGTCGGAGACGGACGCGGCCGTCGTCTGGGGCGAGGACTACGACGCCGGGCCCATCGACCTCACGGCGGCCGACGGCGAGGGCGCCGGCGAGGGGACCGGCGAGGGCGCCGGGGGCGAGCCCGCCGGCGAGGGGGCCGGGGCCGCGGCCGCGGGCCGCGGCCGCGGGCGCGGCGCGGACGCGGCGCAGGACTTCATCGAGCGGGTGGCGCGCGGGCCGCGCCTGCCCCTGCTGCCGAACACGCCGGGCCACGAGCCGGGGGCCCCGTACCTGCGGCGCGTGACGGAGTGGGTCGAGGGCGCCCTGGTGGGCACCTTTGCTGTGACGGCCCGCGAGCTCGCGACCATGACCGACTACGTGATGGCGATGCTGGCCGAGTGCGGCTTCGACGACGACGGCCTGGCCGACGCGCTGGAGCCCCTGCTCGGCGAGGAGGAGGTCCCCGCGTTCGTGCGCAGCCTGCTGTTCGTGGCCGCGCGCTGCGTGACGGTGGGGCCCTCGCGCCTCGCCCCTCAGCGCGCGGCGCCCCCTGGCGGCCGCGGGGTGGTGTTCCTCGACACCTCGGACTCGGACTCGGAGGGCTCGGGGGACGACTCCTGGTCGGAGTCGGAGGAGGAGGAGGAGTCTTCCTCGGGGCTCAGCACCTCCGACCTGACCGCCATCGACGACACGGAGACGGAGGAGGAGTCGGACGCGGAGGCGGGGCGCGCAGCCGGGGCTCGGCGGCCTGCAGCGAGACAGTATGTCAGCACTAGAGGTCGACAAACACCCGCGGTGCGGCCAGTGCCTCGGTCGCCGGCGCGCCGCCCGCGCGGCCGCGCCGCGGCGGGCCCCGCGCCCCCCCGCTCCCGGGGCCGCGGCGAGGGGCGGGACCCCCAGCCGGCGGCCGCGTCGCGCCCCACCCCCGCGGAGCAGGCGCGCGCATGCAGACGCGAGCAGAGAGAAGAGGGGGAGGGGGCGGGCTCGGGAGTCGCGGCGGGAGGGGCCGCGGGGTGGGGGATGGGCGGTGAGGGGGGACGAGGAGAGCGCCGGGCCGAGCCGCTCGGGGAGGCGGGGCCTCCCCGTGTGCAGGCCCGCCGGAGGAGGAGGACAGAGGTAGATCGCGCCCCGGCCCCCGTCCCCGCCCCCGCGCCCATCCCCGCGGTAGACCTGACGGCGGGCGGGTCCGCCCGCCCCGCGGGCCCGGTCCCGGCGGGCGCCGCTCGGGCCCCGCCCGGGGCCCCGGGCGCCGCGCCCACCCGCGCCCCGGCGGCGGGGGCCGCCGCGATGCCCTCCTCTGCCCGGGGCCCGGCTGCCCCCGCTGTGGCTGTCGCTGCCGCCAGCACCGCCGCGGCTGTCCCCGCCCCGGTCCCGACCCCCGCGGGCCTCACCCCCGCAGCCGACCCCCGGCGGGCCGGGGCGCGAGCCCCGGCCCGGGCCGCGCGGACCGAGGCCGGCCGCGCCGGCGGCCGGGGACGGCGGCCAGCGGCCGCCGCGGCGCGGGGGGACCCCGACCCCGGGAGCTCGGCGCGGAAGAGGCGGCGCACCGAAATGGAGGTGGCCGCCTGGGTGCGGGAGAACCTCCTGGGGACCCCCCGCCGCAACAGCGCTGCCCCGGCGCCGCAGCCCGGCAGCCGCCCGGGTCCGAGCCTGGCCGAGCTGCTCGGCCGCTACGGCGGCGGCAGCGGCCGGCAGCGGTAGCCGCCGCGGCCGGCTCTCCCCCACCCCACCCCGCGACCCGTGGACCTCCGCGCCGCACCGCCGCGTATTTGCGACCCCCAGTCTGCATACTTAACTTTCCGGCCGCGGCCGCCGCTGTCATCCCCAAACCGAAACCAGCCGCCCGCGCATGCGCGGGCTCTTATACCGCGGGCCGCGCCTGCGCGGTGAATAAAACTGGACACTTGTAATTATCTGGCTCTCTGTGTGTGTAATTACTGGCTCTGAAATATTAATGAGAGTGACAAGTGCGGGCGCGGCCGGAGCTGGCGGGGAGAGTGCGCCGCAGCCTGCACTCTGAAACCGCCCGGCTAATGGGCCCGGCCGCGGGGCGGGGGCGAGGGAGCAGAGCGCGGGCCCGGCCTGGGGGCTCGCCGGCCGAGGGATCGGCGGCCGGGGCCAGACTGCGCCCAGGGATGCCGGCCTGGCGCTGGGCCACGCAGACGGAGCGGGGCGGGGGCCGCGCGGACACCTAACGGGGCTAAGTGCAAGAATCGTCTGGGCTCTGTTTTATGGCCCCTCTCAGACGCATCGATCGCGGCCAGAGAGGCTTTTTAGCTAATGGAAGGCGGGCGCGGCCGATCGAGGGAGGCGGGGGCCGGCCGGGGCCGCTCGGGGCGGGGCGGGGAAAGCAGGGGCCGGCCGGGCCGCTCGGGGCGGGGCGGGGGCCTGCGCCGGGGTGCAGATGCCGGTCCGAGGGCGACGGGGGCGCGGGGCGGCGAGCCGAGGCCGCGGCGCCGCCGAGCCCGCCGCGGGCGGCTGCCATCCACCCGCTCGGCGCCGTGCAGGCCCGCTGCCGGCTTCCGCGCCGGACTCCGGCGCAGACTCCGCGCCGAGCCTCTGCGCCGACTCCGCGCCGACTCCGCGCCGGGTCCGCGCCGACTCCGCGCCGGGTCCGCGCCGGGTCTGCGCCGGACTCCGCGCCGGGTCTGCGCCGGACTCCGCGCCGGGTCCGCGCCGGGTCTGCGCCGGACTCCGCGCCGGGTCTGCGCCGGGTCTGCGCCGGGTCTGCGCCGGGTCTGCGCCAAGGCCCGCGCCGAGCTCCGCGCGCATCGCCGGCCGCGCCGCCGGCAGCGGGGGCGCTTGACCCGCCCGCCCCCACTCTCGGCGCCGCGGCCGGCGATGCGCGCGTGTATATATACATCGTCTGCGGGCCGGGGCGGCCATACCCCGCGCACCGGTCGCGGCGACGGGCGGCATGGCACCGGCGCCCGCGCGCAGCTGCGCCTGGGCGCTGCTGGTGGGGCTGCTGTGGCTCTCGCGGGCCGGCGCCGCGCGGCGCGTGGACGGCGCGGAGGCCATCCTGGCCGAGGGATGCCGCGGCGACTTGCTGCTCGCGGGCCGCCCCCCGCACGAGGACATCACCCGAGGGCTGGCGGGCATCTTCATCCGCGGGCGGTGCTCGCCGCCCGAGGCGGCGCTGTGGTACGGGGACACCGGCCGGGCGTACTGGGCCAACCCCTACGCCGCGGCGCGCGGGCTCGCCGAGGATATAAGGCGGGTGCTCGCAGACACTCCGGCGTACCGAGACCTGGCGATCCAGGTTCTGGAGAGCGCCTTCGGCCCGCCGCACGAGGTTCGCGCCCCGCTGCCGCCGCCGCCGCCGGGCTGCGTCCTGCCGCCCAGGTACCACGCGGCCGGGCCCTGCGTCCCCGGCGATGGACTCTACCGCTAGCGAGGCCCCGGCCCCGGCCCCGGCCCGCCGGGACCCCCCGGCCCCCCCCGAGGGCGGCGCGCCGCCCAAGCGCCGGCGCCCCAACGGCCTCCCCGCGTGCGTGACGATGCTGGAGGACCAGCGCGCCGTCACCTGGGACGCCTTCGCCGCCGACTTCGGCGTCGGCGAGGCCTGGCGGCGCGTGCTGGAGCCGGAGCTGGCCACGCCCCACATGCGCCACGCGCTGCGCGAGTACGAGCGCCGGAGCCGCGCCGAGCGGGTGCTGCCCCCGAAGCGGGACATCTTCGCGTGGACGCGCCACGCGGCGCCCGAGGACGTCAAGGTCGTCATCCTGGGCCAGGACCCCTACCACAGCTGCGGCCAGGCGCACGGCCTGGCCTTCAGCGTGAACCGCGGGGTCCCGATCCCGCCCAGCTTGCAGAACATCTACGCGGCCGTGCAGAGGAACTTCCCCGGGACCCCGCGGCCGCAGCACGGCTGCCTGGAGGCCTGGGCGCGCCGCGGCGTGCTGCTGCTCAACACCTCGCTCACCGTCCGGAGCGGGGCGCCGGGCTCGCACGCCAACCTGGGCTGGGGCCGGCTGGTGCACGCCGTGCTGGCCCGCCTGAGCGCGGAGTGCGGCCCGCTGGTGTTCATGCTCTGGGGCGCGCACGCCCAGCGGGCCTTCGGGGCCGCCGGGAAGCGGCACCTCGTGCTGACGTACAGCCACCCCTCGCCGCTGTCGCGGACGCCCTTCGTCCACTGCACGCACTTCGCCGAGGCCAACGCCTTCCTGGAGCGGCACGGCCGGGGCGGCGTCGACTGGGGCGTCGTATAAGGCGGGCGGCCGCCGCGCGCGGGCCACAGCGCCAGCGCTGTGGCCATGCGGCGGGTCGAGCCGACCCTCTCCCTGCTGGCGGCCCGCGGCTGGCGGGTCTCCGCCGCCGCCGCCGCGCCGGGCCCGGCCCGCGTCGAGGCCGGGGCGGGGCCCGGGCCCGGCGCGGCGGCGGCGGCGTCCGAGCCCGAGCTCGAGCCCGAGCCCGAGCCCGCGCCCCGCCCGGAGCCCGGCCCCGCCGCCGCCGCGCCGGGCGGCCCGGACCACGTGGCCTTCGACACCCTGTTCATGGTCTCGTCCATCGACGAGCTCGGGCGGCGGCAGCTCACGGACACGATCCGGAAGGACCTCAGGAGCACGCTGGCCGGGTTCACCGTCGCGTGCACGAAGACGTCCTCCTTCTCCGGCGCGCGCGGCCCGCGCGGCCTGCGCGCCAAGCCGGCGGGCGCGGCCCGCGCGCCGCGCAGCAACAAGAGCCTGCAGATGTTCCTGCTGTGCCGCCGCGCGCACGCGCAGAGCATCCGCGACCGGCTGCACTCGGTGATCCAGTCGCGGAAGCCGCGAAAGTACTACACCCGCTCCTCGGACGGGCGCACGCGCCCCGCCGTCCCCGTGTACGTGTACGAGTTCTCCGCCGCGAGCCCGGTGTATATACACCGCGACAACGCGCTCGGGCCCGACTCGCGCCCCGGAGAGCAGCCGCGCCGGTAGCCATGGCCCTCGCGCGCGCCGGCGAGGTCTTCGGCGAGGCCCGCGTGGCCACGGTGGAGGACTACGCGCGGTTCCTCGCGGCCAACCGCGCGGCCGCGGCCAAGCTGCGGGCCGCGGCGGCCGCGGCCGGCGCCGGCGCCGGCGGCCCGGGCGGCGACCCCCGGCCCGCCCGCCGCCCGAGCCTCCGCGCCGCGCGGCGCCCCCCCGCCGACGAGGACGGGGACGAGGACGGGGCCGAGCGCCCCTCGCCCGCGGAGGCCCGCGCCGCGCGCCTCTACGAGGCCGCCAGCCCTGCGCGGACGCGGCGGCCCGCCCCGCCCCCCGGCGAGGGCCGGCGTGCCCCGCGGCCCCCGCCGCGCCGACCCCCCGACACCACCACACGATTCCAATAAAGCGTGAGCGCAAGCGCGATGTTTATTGACCGCCGCCGCCGTCTCCGTCTCTTCCTTGGGCGCGGGGGGGCGGGGGGCAGGCGTCGCAGTCGCGGATCTCGGTCTCTCGCAGGATGGCCTCGAGCACGTCGCCGGGGGGCGCCGCCGCGGGCGGCGCCCCGGCCGGCGGCCCGGCCGGCTCCGGGCTCTGGCCGTACACGGTGATGGTGACGTGGATGTCCCGCCGGGCGCCCAGGCACACGGCCAGCAGGCCGCGCGCGCGGCTGCGCAGCCGCCGCGCGCGGTCCGTCGCCGCCCACCCGTCAAAGGGGACCACGAACACGGCGCCCTCGCGCAGGCTCAGCGGGCCGCGCGCGCCGCTCGCGTGCGTGAAGGTGTACGAGCAGTACTCGGGCCCGCAGTCGACGGCGACCAGCGTGGCGGCGGGCCCGTGCTGGAGCACGAGCGTGCCCGCCGGCAGCGCGTCGCACGCCAGCCCGCCCCCCACCGCCACCGAGCGGTCGCCCGCGCCGCACTCGCACACCACCTGCTCGCAGTGGGGCAGGGCCCACAGGGGGGCCATCTTTATTTCGTAGAGCGAGTACGCGATGAGCGTCGTCCCGGGCCCGGGGGCCGCGAGCGCCATGGCGGCGGCGGCCGCGGTCGGGCTCAGTAGACGATGTGGACGCGCTCGTCGCGGAGGGCGGCTAATATATGCTCGCTGATCATCGTGTCCCGCTCGTGGGGCTCGCGCAGCGGGTTGAGGTTCATCCGGAGGAAGCGGGAGGACACGCTGCGCGACAGCGCCACGTACACGGCGTTGAGCCGGAGGTTCCCGCGCGCGAAGCACACGGCGACCTTGTCGAGGCTCAGGCCCTGCGACCGGGCGATGGTCATGGCCAGCTTGGAGCTGATGCCGTAGTCGACGCTGACGGCCATCTCGAGCTCCCGGTCGTCCAGCGCCTCCACGAACTCGCTGACGTTCGTGTGCAGCACGGAGACGAAGCCGCGCTGGTCGCGGACGACGATGCTGGGCACGTCCAGCGTGGCCAGCAGCTCCGCGACGCCGTCGGGGAGCCGGCGCCGGCCGGGCTCCTCCGAGAGCAGCGAGGGGGGCGCGTGGGCGTAGCCCATCAGCGTGTAGGTGTCGGTCTGCAGCGCCGCGGAGACCAGCCCGCCGCGCAGGCTCCCGGTGAAGACCTCGCAGCCCTTGAAGCTGAGGTTGTCCACGTAGGCCTCGAAGGGCGCGTCGGCGAAGGCCGCCCCGAAGAGGGCCCGGCAGGCGTCGAAGCGCGCGGCGAACAGGTTCTTCAGCAGCAGGAACTGCGCGTAGATCTCGTGGGCGGACGTCGGGCGCTGGAACTCGTAGTTGCAGTAGAGCAGGTCGAGGGCGCCCTCGTCCAGGGCCGCGAAGATGAGGTCGTCGTCGTCGGCGCCGTCCGCCGGCGGCGCCGCGGGGGCCCCGGGCCCGGGGGGCCCGGCGTCCGGGCCGGGGCGGTCCGCCGCCAGCGCCCGCCAGTCCACCGCGTCGCCCGCGGCGGGCCCCAGCGCCTCCTGCGTGGCGCGCGCCAGCCGCCGGTAGGCCTCGTCCACGCGGCCCGGGTCCAGGCCGGGCGCGCGCAGGAAGTTGTAGAAGGCGATCATGCCCCCGAAGAGCAGCGCCGCCAGGAACTGGTAGGCGTACTCCACCGAGGCCTCGCTCTGCGCCTTGACGAAGCCGTCGTCGCGCAGCACGGCGACGAAGTCGGCGAAGGTGCCGCTGAAGCCGAAGACCAGCTTCTTGAGCCGGGTGGTGACCGTGACCTGGCTGTTGAGCACGTACGTCACGTCGGAGCGCGCCACGACGAGCCCCTTGGCGGAGCACACCTCGCAGTGCGGCGGGCTGGCGTCCTGGTCGCGGCTCTGCGAGTAGTTGGTGATGCGGCCCGAGTTGGCCTGCAGCCACTTCTCCACGCGCAGCCCCGGCTGGCCCGTGGCGGCGCGGTAGTCCTCGAAGGTGCGGATGTTGACGAAGGTGTACACGGGCAGCGTGAAGACCACGAAGCGGCTGCGGCCCTCGGCGACCTTGAGGTGCGCGTGGAGGCGGCTCATGTAGGCGCTCACCTCGCGGTGCGAGGAGTAGAGCCGCGTCCAGCCCTGCAGGTTCGCGGGGTTGTTGATGAAGGCGTCGGGCACGACGAACTTGTCCACGAGCGCGAGGTGCTCCTCCGTCACGGGCAGGCCGTACTCGAGCGTCTTGAGGAGCTCGCCGAACTCGTACTCCTGGCAGCGCTTGTTGTTGATGAAGATGGTCCAGTTGCGCGGGACCGCGGCGTACTCGCGCAGCGTGGGGTTGGTGATGAGGCAGGTGAGGACGTTCTCGCTGGAGCGCACGCGGCACTTCAGGTTCTGGTGCTCGAAGGTGGACTCGAGCGAGTCCGTCTGCGTGGGCGAGCCCACGCAGACCACGACGGGCCGGAGCCCGTCGCGGTACTGCGCCGAGTCGAGCGCCGCGTTGGTGAGCCACCAGCAGTAGACGACCGCGGTGAGGATGTGCCGGCCCAGCAGCCCGGCCTCGTCGATGACGATCACGTTGCTGCGCGCGAAGGCCGGGAGCGAGCCGTAGACGCAGGGCGCGAGCCGCTCCACGGCGCCGCGCGGGCGCCCCGCCGCGAGCTCCGCCGCGCGCAGCGCCTCGAACTGCCCGCGCGCGGCCGCCGCGCCCAGCTGCCGCCGCGAGATGTCGCCCAGCACCTCCCAGTAGTACACGAGGTCGCGGAACTGCAGGTCCCGGATGCCGGGCGCGCCGGCCGGGCCCGCGTACTGGTGCCGGCCCAGCTGCGCCTGCACGTGGTTGGCGCGGAAGCCGAACTCCTGGAAGATGGTGTTGATGTGCCGGCTGTGGTAGGCGGCGGCCAGCTTCAGGTAGACGTTCTGCGCGGCGACGCGCGTTGCGCCGGTGATCACGCAGTCGAGCGTCTCGCTGAGGGTCTGGATGCAGGTGCTCTTGCCCGAGCCCGCGTTCCCCGTGATCAGGTACGCGGCGAAGGGCAGCTCGCGCGGCGCGAGGTCCAGCGGGGACTCGGCCGCGGCGGCCGCGCGGAACCAGCCGAGCGGCGGGCGGGCGTCCGCGGGCAGCCGCGCGGCCGCCAGGCGCCGGATCTGCGCGACGATTGGCTGTATCTCGTGCATGGAGGTGAAGTTCAGGAAGACCTCGGCAGAAAAGGCGTCGCGCTCCATGGCCGGGCGCCCAGACGCCCGCGGCCGCGCCGGCGGGAGCACCCGGGCGATGGCGGAGTGCGAGCGCGTCGTCTCCGAGCGCGTCTTAAACCTGGCCGGCCTGGCACGTGACCGCGGCGCGCCGGGCCCGCCGGCCGGGTGGGTGCGGATCCACCCGACGCCGCGCACGCGGCTCTTCAAGGAGATCCTGCTGGGGGAGCTGGGCTACACCGAGGGCCAGGGCGTCTACAGCGCCGTGCGCTGCACGGAGACCGTGGTCCGGCAGGTGCAGGCCACCATCCTGGGCGCGACGCTGAACGCCGCGCGCTACGAGGACGTGGCGCGGGACTGGCGCGCCTACACGCGCGCGCGCGGCCTGCGCGCCGCCGACATCGCGGCGCGCTACGGCGCCGCGGGCGAGGCGGAGGCGGTGCGGATCGCGGAGCACGTGTTCGAGACCTGGCGGCGCACGCTGCAGATGTCGCTCGTCGAGTGCGTCCGCGGCGTCGCGGCCGCCTTCCCGGCGGGGGGCGCCGGCAGCCCGGCCTGCTTCGCCCGGTACGTGGACTGGCTCGTGTGCCTGGGGCTGGTGCCGCTGCGGCGCGCCAGCCCGCCGCCCGCCGCGCCGCGCGCGCCGCGCGCCGCCGCCGCCGCCGCGGCGGGCGGCGAGCTGGCGCGCCGCCTGGACGTCGCCGGGCGGGTGCTGGCCGAGTGCGAGGCCTTCGCGGCGGAGCTCCTGCGCTGCGCCGGGGCCGTGACCATCCTCGACTACGACCGCACCGAGATCCTCTACAACTTCCGCGAGAAGCGCTTCGCCGTGCGCGACGCCGTCACTGGCGAGGAGGGCGAGTGCTTCGTGCTGTGGGCGCCCGTGTGGCGCGGCGGCGACGTCCTCTTCGAGTCGCCCATGCAGCGGCTCCACGGCGAGGTCCTGGCCTGCCACGCGCTGCGCGAGCACGCGCGGCTCTGCCAGCTGCTCAACACCGTGCCCCTGCGGGTGCTCGTGGGCCGGCGCGCGGAGGGCGCCGCGGGGGAGGGCGCGCCGGGCGCGCCCTCCGTGGAGAAGCTGCTCGGCGAGGGCGAAGACGCGGGCGCGTCCTCCTCGGCGGCGCGGCTGATCAAGCTCATCGTCAACATGAAGGGCATGCGGCACATCGGCGACATCTCGGAGACCGTGCGCTCGTACCTGGACGACACGGCCGCCGGGCTCTTCGACGTCTCGGACGTGGACACCTCGCAGCCGGGCTTCGGCGCGGCGGGCGGCCGCCGCGCGGCCGCGGGCGGGCAGCAGATCCAGGACGCCTTCCGGGCGTCCGTGGTGCACAGCATCAACGGGATGCTGGAGGGCTACGTCAGCAACCTCTTCAAGACCATCGAGTCGCTCAAGGGCGCCAACCGCGACCTGGCCGACCGGCTCCGCGCCAGCGAGCGCGAGCTGCAGGCGGCTCGGGAGCGCGCGCTGCTGGCCGCCCAGCGCGCGGCCGATGCCGCGCGCGGCGGGCCCGGGGCCGCCGGCGGGCGGGGGCCGCCATCCGCGGGCTCCGCGGACGGGGGGCTGGGGCACGAGGTCATCGACATCTCCGGGCTCATGGGCCCGGACTCCTACATCGCCAACAGCTTCCAGTCGCGGTACGTGCCCGCGTACGCCGACGACGTGGAGCGGCTCTCGCGGCTGTGGGAACAGGAGCTGCTCCGCTGCTTCAAGCTGGCCCGGACGGCCAACAACCAGGGCCAGGAGGTGTCGGTCGTGTACTCGAACAGCTCCATCTCCCTGATCCTGGCGCCGTACTTCTTCTCCGTGCTGCGGGTCCGGCGCTTCGGCTTCCTGATCGCGCACCAGGAGGCGTGCAGGTCGGAGGAGGAGCTCTGCGGGGCGGTCTTTAAAAAAACGCGCCTGGAGACGTACCTCGCGGAGCTCGCGGCGATCTTCACGGCCGACGCGCGCAGAGCGCTGCAGCTGGCGCCGGAGCCGCGCGGGGCCCGGGAGCGGAGCGAGACCCGCAGCCGCAGCCGCAGCCGCAGCCGCAGCCGCAGCCGCAGCCGCAGCCGCAGCCGCGCGCGCCGCCGCGAGCGCGAGGAAGAGCGCGGCCGCGGGCGCCGCTGGGATGGCCGAGGCGCGCGACGGCCCCGCGCCGGGCCCGCCCCCCGAGAGCTCGACGCTGGAGAGCCTGCTGCGGGACGCGCGCGAGGGCCCGGGGGGGCCGCCGCAGGTGCTCGATGAGCTCGTGCGGAACGCGCTCCCGCGCTTCGTCTGCGAGGTCCGCGAGATCCCGGCGGGGCCGCCCACCTTCACCTCGTCGTCCGTCACGCACCTGCGCGTGGAGCCGGCCACGGGCGCGCTGATGCTGACGCTCGACGGCCGCGCCGACGAGGTGGCCTGCGACGCGTACCGCGCCGAGTGCGAGGCCATGCCGGCCTTCCGGGGCTTCGCCTTCGCGGTGCTCACCGCCATGGAGGACGCGGTCTTCGCCACCACCGTGCCGGTCGCCGTGCTGCCGTACCGGCTGGCCCTGTACCGGCCCGCGACCCCGGAGGACTTCGCCCTCTGCGTCGTGCAGATGTTCCTGGAGGGCTGCAGCGAGGCGCGCGTCGGCGCGGCCCTGTTCGTGCAGCTGTCCTGCCTGCTGCGGCGCCTGCGCCCGCCGCCCGCGCGCAAGATGAGCCGGCTGCTCCACGTGGGCGCCACGCGCGTGCTGAACACGGCCATGTGCATGGCCGGCTACAGCCCCTTCGACGAGCGGCTCGTGCTGCCCCACTACGCCGTCGCCCGGCTGCTGCTGGCGGCCGGCAACCCCCCGTCGGTGATCACGGCGATCTACCACACCGGCGGCGCCGCGCGCCGCGCCGGGCCCGCGCCGGAGCGGTGCCCGCCGGGCGTGGTCAACGCGCGCCCGGGGCTGCTGAACGGGCCCCTCGCCGCGCAGGACTTCCGCGACGCCGTGTACCACTGGTGGACGCGCGTCCCCGACAAACTGACGCCGGACAGGATGTTCGTGCCGTACGACTGAGGGCCGCGACCGGCCCCTTTATTGATCGCGCCCTCGCGCGCTGTGCACCCCCCCACCCCCCTCAGGCGAATAAAAAATCGAACTTGTCCAGGTCGTACTCGAACTCGATCGGCGGCGCGTCGTCGTCCCCGTCTCCGCCCTCGCGCGCGAGGGCCGCCAGGGCGCCGTTGAGCATGCGCGCCAGCTCCCGCAGCACGGGCGCCATGTGCGCGCGGCAGGCGATGCCCGGGAGCAGGGCGGGGGTGCGGTAGAGGGCCCAGGGTAGCGGGAAGGGCGCCGCCTCGTGGCCGGCCACGAGCACGTACGGCCGGGGGCCGTGGTCCGCGTCGAGCAGGTCGCCGCCCGCGAGCGCCGAGCGCGGCAGCGCGCCCCAGTCGGCGATGGGCATGGTCGCGCTCCAGAAGCGCACGTCGTCGCGCCGCTCGAAGGCCGCGTGGACGAGCGCGTCGCAGGCCGCGGCGGCGGCCGCGACCGTGTCCTCGGGGCGCTCGGGCCCGGCAACCGCGCGCCGCAGCAGCGCCGCGAGGCTGCGCTTGGCCATGCGCCCGAGCTCGGTCCGGCAGGGGAACCCGACGAAGTGCTCGCCGTCGGCGCCGTCCTCCGGGGCGGCGCCCGCGGTGGCGTCCCAGAGCCAGTACCGGGTGGCCGACCAGGAGACAGCGTGCGTGAACAGGCCCTCGAAGCGCAGGTGCAGCTCGGCGCCCTCCGCGGCGCGCAGCCCCGCGGCGCGCAGCGCGGCCTCTGCCGCGCGCTGGCACTCGTCCCGCAGCGCGAGCGCCGCCGCGAGCGCGGCCTCGCGCGGCACGGCCCCGGGCGCCGCGTCCCCGAAGGCGCCCCAGAAGCCGTCCTTGACGTACGTGCACACGGCGAAGTTCCGCGCGTTGGCCGCGCGCTCCACGGCGGCCGCCACGGCGTTCGCCAGCGCGATGACGGCCTCGTACGCCGGCGCGTGCACGTGCCGCAGCCCGCCGAAGAAGGTCAGGAGCGAGGGCTTGAGGCCCGGGCGCCCGTCGCGGCGCGCGCGGATGGCGCGCGCCAGGCGCGCGTGCTCGGGCACGAGGTGGGCGTACAGGGTGGGGAAGAAGGCCGAGAAGTCGAACTTGGCCAGCCAGAGCCCGCGCACGCAGGCGGGGCTGTCCAGGATGGTGCTCACACGGCCCGCGGGCCAGTCCTCCCCGCCGCCGCCGCCGGCCCGCGCCGCCGGGAGCGCGCGCCGCGCCGCCGCGATGCGGCGGTCCAGGCCCGCGACGGCGGCGGCGTCCAGGAAGTTCCACGGCCCGAGCGCGTGGTACGCGTGCACGCCGAAGGCGGGCCAGAGCCCGTCCGTGAGGACGTGCGCGTCCAGGTCGTCGCGCACGGCGCCGGCGTCGGCGGCCGAGACCACCAGCGGGACGCCCGGGAAGCCCAGCAGGAAGCAGTAGTCGCGCTCCTCGCCGCCGGGGCTCAGCTGGGGGCCCAGGAAGCCGAGGACCTGCGCCGGTGGGCCGGCGAAGAGCGCCGCGTGCCACTGCGCGAACACGAGCATGGCGGCCACCGGCGAGAAGGCGCGCGCGTCGGCGACGAGGCAGTCGAAGCCGACGGGCACCAGCACGCGCACGGGCGCCGGCGCGGCGCCCGCGCCCGTGCGCACGCGGTACTCGCGGTGGGCGAACACGTCCGCCAGGCACCCGGCCCGCTTCCGCGGGGGCTGGGCGACGTCGGAGAAGCTGCGGTAGAAGCGGGCCGCCCTCGTGGTCAGCTCGAACTCGACGAGGTTCCCGGGCGCGGCGAGGTCGGCGTGCCCGTCGCGCATGGCGCAGAGCCGCGCGCGCGCGAGGGAGCCGCCCCCCGGGGCGGCGGCCGCGGCGGCCGCGCGCACCGCGTCCTCCTCGACGGCCAGCCGCAGCGCCGAGCGCAGGACGGCCGCCCGCGGCGCCGCGTCGGCGGCGCCGGGGCTCTCCTCGACGGACACCAGCAGCCCGTCGGCCTCGTCCACCCCGAGGCGCGCCTCCCTGTAGAAGCGGAAGGGCCCGACCCGCGCGCGCAGCGCCGCCAGCGCGCCCACGTACAGGGCCTTCCACGTCGCGGCGTGGCCGAGCGTGGCCAGCGGCAGCGCCCGGGGGGCGGCGGCCGCGCGCGCGAGGTCCTCCAGCCGCGCGGCCGTCACGTCCCGCGCGCCGCGCGCGAGCGCGTTCACGCCGCGCACGGGCACGTCCACCAGGGCGAACTTGGCGTCGCAGGCCCCGTCGGGGCCCCGGCAGAGCAGGGCGAGCAGCGCCCGCGCGCGGTCGGGGCCCGCGGCCCACACCGAGTAGAGCGAGACGCCGCAGACGCAGCCGACGCTGTACGAGACCGGCATGGCGCGCGGGGGCCCGGCGCGCGGCGCGCGGGGGCGCGACGGGCGCTCAGAGGGTGCCGAAGTTCAGCGCGCCCGCGGCGCAGGGCCAGTGCGGGGCGGGGACGCCCGCGAGCGCCGCCTCCAGCGAGGCCTCAGGGGGCGCGGCGTCGGGCCCGGGCCCGGGGTCGCGCGCGGCGAGGGCGAGGAGCCGGCTCCACGCCGGGAGGCGCAGGCTGTACTTGGGGCTCGCGAAGCGCGCCTTGTGGCTCATCAGCAGGCGGTACAGCTCGCGGTGCGTGGCGCGGCCGGCGCGGTCCACGCCCGCCGAGTCCAGCAGGGCGACGATCTCGTGCTTGCGCAGGTTCTTGACGCGCGCGCTGCCCGGGAAGGTCTGCGTGCTCCTCTGCAGCCGGGCCCCGAACACCTCCTCCCATATCACCTTGAACACGCTCACCGCGTGCGCGGCCGCGCCCAGCCCCGCGCCCCGCCCCGAGCCCCGCCCGGAGAGCCGCGCGGCGACGGCCGCCACGGGGCCGCGCGCCAGCACGCCGGCGGGCGTGATGTTGCAGCGGGCGATCTCCAGCAGGCACTGCGCGTAGTCCCGGTCCCCCGGCGGCCCGACAAGCTCGGCGATCGCCGTCTCCGTGAGGCCGTGCGCGGCGTCCGCGGCGTCCGCGGCGCCCCCGCCGCGCAGCAGGCCCAGCGCCCGGGCCATGGCGGCGCAGCCCCCGAACAGCCGCCAGCTGGCCTCCAGCGCGAGCGTGGGCGCCAGCGCCACCGTCTCGACGGCGCCCGCCTCGGTGAGCGCGGGCACCTCGCCCGAGGCGTAGTGGCGGTAGATGCCCGCGAACACCTCCAGGCTCTCGGCGGCGGCGGGCACGCGCAGGCAGCCGCAGAGCACGGCCAGGTTCGCGAAGCGCGCGCGCGCCGCCGGGCCGCCGAGCGCGCGCAGCAGCTCCTCGAGCGCGGCGGGCGGGACCCCCGCGCGCAGGTACTTGTCCGCGAAGGCGGCCACGGCGGGGTGCTCGGCCAGGCCCTCCGCCGGGACCGGGGCCGGGAGCCCCGCGGCCAGCGCGCGCAGGTCGGCCGCGGCGGCGGCCGCGTCGGCGCGGACGTCCGCGAGGAAGCGGCAGAAGCCCGCGGCGGTGAGCGCCGCGCAGCCCTCGAGGCGGAACTCGACGCGGTTGTTCTCCAGCAGCGCGTGGAGGATGTTGAGGCTGTCCCCCGCGCTGGCCAGCGTGCACCGCTCGAAGAGGTGCTTGTACTTGAAGCGCGGGAACAGCGCGAGCCCGCGCGCCTCGCGGAAGGCGGGCGCGCAGGCCGCGCGGAAGCTGCAGCAGAGGAGGCCGGTGACCTCCGAGAAGGTCGCGGGCCAGCCGCCGTCGGCGGCCACCACGTGGTTCAGCAGCATGGGCGTGAACACGGGCTCGGGCCGCGCGGCGCTGCTGTCGAGGTACACGCAGAGCTCGTTGTCGACGAGCGAGCGGATGCGCCCGAGCGACTGGTACACCGAGACCATGTCGGGGCCGTGGCCCATGGGCTTGACGTAGGCGAACATCGCGTGGAAGTAGCTGTGGTCGAAGCTGAGGCCGACGGTGATGACCGTCGTGTAGATCAGCACGCGGACGTCGCGCCAGCGGGCGACGTCGCCCTCCGCGGGGCGCGTGGAGTTGAGCACCAGCACCGAGGGCGTGAAGGTGAGGCAGAAGCGCGCGGCGAGCTCCGAGAAGAGCACCGTCGAGGAGAAGATGCAGACGTTGTGGCCCGCCTCGAGGCGCGCTCGCAGCCGCGCGAAGAAGGAGGCGCCGCCGTCCGCGCCGCCGTCCGCGCCGCCGTCCGCGCCGCCGGCCTCGAGCCGCGCCGCCAGCGCGCGGGCGCCCAGGCTCCGCGCGACGGTGCAGCGCCGCCGCGAGAAGCCCGCCGCCGCGTGGTCGCAGATGACCACGTGCAGGCTGCTCGCGCCGCGCAGGGCCGCCAGCAGGTCCACGAGCTGCGCGTTGGCCGTCGCGTCCATCGCCACGATCCGCGGGCACCGCCGCAGCAGCCGGTGCAGCAGCGCGTCGACCCGGTGCAAGCGCCCCATCGTCGGCGAATACAACTGGGCCAGGGTGGACATGACCTCGTCCAGCACCAGTATATCGTAGTCGCCCAGCAGCTCCTCGTCCACTCGGTGCAGGCTCTCCACCTGCACCAGCAGCCGCCGGTAGGCCGCGCCCGTCATCACGTAGCGCCGCGCGTCAAAGTACGTCGCGAAGGCCGGCAGCCCCGCGTCGCGGAGCCGCTCGTGCAGCGTGCGCGTGAAGCTGCGCCGGCAGGAGACCACGAGGACGCTCAGGTCCGTGGCCCCCAGCGCCTCGCCCAGCCAGCGCAGCAGGGCCGTCGTCTTGCCCGAGCCCATCGGCGCGCGGACCACGGTCACGCGCCGGGCGTCCGCCGCGAGCGGGGAGGGCAGGGCGACGGGGCGCCCCGATTGGTGCTCCACGCGGGCGTCGGGGTGGCGCCGGCGGACGCGCTCGCCCAGGTCCGCGCCGTATAACATCCGCGCCAGCGCCGCGCTCGACGCATAGCGCGCCTCCTCGCCCCCGTCGCCGCACGCGCCCGCGCCCGCACCCCCGACGCGCGCCGCCGCCGCCTCCGCCCCCGCCATGACGAGCCTCGCGCGGGCCGACGCCGCGCGCTGGCGCCTGTGGCTCGCCCAGGTGGGCGCCTTCGCCGCGCTGGCGCTGCTGCTGCTGGTCACCCTGATCGGCGCCGCCTCGCCCGGCGCCGGGCTCCCCTGCTTCTACGCGGCCGTCGTCGACTACGGGCCGCGGAACCTCTCGGCCGACGGCGGCGCGTGGGCGCGGCGGGAGCTCGGCGAGCGCCACCCGGCGCTGTTCCTGGAGACGCCGACCACGGCGGCCTTCTCGGCGTACACGGCCCTGGTCCTGCTCGCCGTCGCGGCCTTTGACGTCGCGGCCGCGGTAGTCATCCGCCGCGAAAGCCCCGGGGCGCTCGCGGCGGCGCACCATATGAACGCGCTGGCGACGCTCGCCACGCCCCCGGGCGCGCTGCTGCTGGGCGCGCTGGCCGCCTGGGCGCTGCAGGCGGCCGTGCTGCTGCTGTCCCACAAGATCATGGTCCTGGCCGCGGCCACCTACCTCGCGCACGCCGGCGCCGTCGTCGCCTTCGCCGGGCTCTTCTGCACCGCCGGGCTGCCCGGCGCGGAGTACGCGCAGGCCGTGCGCGCCCTCCGCGGGACGAGCCCGCGCGCCCACCGCCTGCTGGGGCCCGGGCGCGCCGTGATGATCAACCTGGTCGGCGGCATGCTGGCGCTGGTCGTCGGCACCGCGCCCCTGATGCTCGGCCAGCTGCTGGGCGCCGGGCTGGGGCTGTCGCTGGCGCAGACGGTCACCGCGAGCGTGACCGTCTTCTGCCTCGCCGCCGCGCTCCTCCTGGCGCTGTCCGAGCTCGTCCTGGCGCGCTACGCGCAGGTGCTGCCCGGGCCCGCCTTCGGGACGCTGGTGGCCGCGAGCTGCATCGCGGTCGCCGCGCACGACTACTTCCGCCAGCTGCGGGGGGTCGTGCGCGCGCAGGCCCCCGGGCTGCCGCTGGGCGTGAGGCTGGCGCTGGCCGGCGTCGCCCTGCTGGCCGTGGGCATGCTCGTGCTGCGGCTGGTGCGCGCCTGCCTGCACCACCGGCGCAAGGGCAGCGCCTTCTACGGCCATGTGAGCGCCGCGCGCGAGCAGGCCGTGCGCTACATCGCCCGGGTGCGCGGCGGCCGCGGCCCGGCCCGCTTCGGCGCCGCCGGCGGCGACGCCGCGGCGCTGCTGGCCCGCGACGCCGCCTCCGATGACGAGGAGGAGGCCCTGTACGAGGCCGACGCCCGCCCCGCCCCCCACCCCTACCGCTGAGGCCAAGGCCGGCGCCCGCCCTCCCCCTCCCCCTCCCCCCCGAATAAAGACGCTACCGGAAAACAAACCACGAGAGTCGGCGGGTTCTGTTCTGCGTGCGTTTATTGGCGCGGGGGGCGGGGGCTCGCCGCGTCAGTACACCTCGCGGCGCTGCGGCCGGTACGGCTTCGCGGGGGGGCGCAGCCCGCGCCGGGGCGCCGAGGTGACGACGGCGCTCCAGTCGTCCTCGTCCTCATCCTCGTCGTCCCCGCCTGCCCGCGCCGCGCGGCCGTCGGCCGCCGCGGCCTCGGCGCGGGCCCCGGCGGTCAGGGCCTGCAGGTCGTCGAGGCTGAAGTCCTCGAAGGCGGCCGCGTCCAGGGCCACGAGGTCCCCGCCGCGCGTCAGGATGCGGTTGCGGCGGCACCAGCCGCACGACGCCGCCTGCCCCATGCCTCCTCGGCCGCGGCGCGGAAGGCCTCCCGGGCCGGCCGCTCCAGCGCCTCGCGCGCGAGCTCGCCGTCGACCGCCACGGGCGTGGCGATCAGCAGGACGGGGACCGCGCCCTCGCGCGGCACGGCGCACGCGTCCGCCCCGGGCCCCGCGCTCACCGCGAGCGGGCCCCGCTCGCGGGCCCGCCGCCGCCGGCCGATGAAGGTGACGAGGTGCGGCGCCGCGGCGAGCCCCGGGAAGTGGCCCGCGAGGACGTAGCTCTGCACGAGGATCTGCTTGAAGTTCGCGTGGCGCGGGTTGGCGAACAGGGGCGCCTCGAGGACCGTCTCGCCCGAGTCCCACGCGGCGAGGCCAATGGCGCCCGAGCGCGCGTCGGGCTCGCTAAATAGCCACACGCGCGACGTCACGCCCCGGTTCAGCGCCAGGTGGCGCCGGTCGAACTCGGAGCAGCGCCGCGCCGGCGCGGCGCCGCCCGCGGGCGGGGGCGGCGCCCAGGCCTCGGCGCAGCTCGCCAGCGCCTCCGCGGCGCCCGGGCAGCCGTCGGGCGGGCAGTGCTCCACCCCGGGCCGGCGCACGGAGCGCAGGAAGGCGCGCAGCGCCGCGGCGCTGCGCGCCGCCAGCAGGGCGGCGTGCGCGCGCGCCGTCGCGCCGCCGTCGTCGGGGTCGAAGGCGTACTTGGCGCGGCACTTGATCTCGAAGAGCCCCAGCGCCGTCTGGGCGGGGTGTGGCGCAAGCTCGCCGCGCGCGTCCCGGTCGCAGACCAGCATGTCGATGGAGGCGCCCAGCGCCCCCGTGCGCGGGTCGATCAGGAGCCCGCAGGTGTGCTCCGCCGCGGCCGCGGCGGGCCCCGCCGCGGCCGCGGCCTCGTCGAACACAAACGCGGGCCCGTCGTCGCCGCCCGCCAGCCCGTCGGGCGTGGGGAGGTCGCCGGGCGGGACGCAGCAGGCGCGCACCAGCGCCCGCGCGAGGGGCTCGTTGTCGCGCCCGAAGGCCGTGGCGGCCGTGTCGCGCTCCTCGGCCGCCGCGCCGCGGCCCAGGCGCACGAGCGGCCGCGGGCCGGCGGCGCCCCAGCGGATCGACGAGGCCGTGGCCAGGCTCCGGCGGAGCAGCCACCACAGGTCGCAGGCCGCCTGCCCGCGGGTCGCGGCCTCGACGGCGAGGAAGAGCCCCCGGGCGTCGCGCGCCGCGGCCGCCGGCGCGCCCGCGCGCGCGAGCACGTGCCGGACGTACGCCGCGCGGCGGGCGACCGGGTCGGCGCCGCCCCCGTCCTCGTCCCCGTCCCCGCCCCCGCCCGCCAGGAACTCCTCCATGCTGCTCTCCATGAGCGCCTCCGGCAGGCGCTCCAGCGCGGCGCGCGCGCTGTCGAGCTCGAAGCGGGCCCGCTTTGCGGGCGGCGCCCGGCTCATGGCCACAGCACCGGCGCGGCGCGCCGCGCCCGCGGGTCCGGGTGGCAGAGGAGCGCCGCGAGCTCCAGCGCGCGGCGCACGGGCGCCGCCGCGAGCGCCTCGCGCACGCGCGCCGTGTACCGCGCGCGGTGCGCCTCCGCGGCGCGGTCGAAGGCCGCGCGGGTCGCCGCGCTGCGGATGGCCGCCCGCACCGCCGCGGGCTCGTCCCACGGGACGCCGCACGCGGTCGTGCGCGGGGTCGCCGGGAGGGCCAGGGGGAGGAGCGCGCAGCGGTGCGCCAGGATGTCGACGACCAGCTCGCAGGTCACGAGGCGCGCGCCCATGTGCAGCGCGCCCTGCCGCCGCGCGCACTGGACCTCGGGCGCCTCGCGGGCCCCGGTTAACACCAGCTCCAGCAAGGCGTGGCCGAGCGCGTAGAGGTCGATGGCCAGCCCCAGGTCCGCGGGCAGCGGCTCGGCGCGCCCGCGGAGGCCGTGCCGGTTGAGGAAGTCGAGGAGCAGCTCCGGGGGCCGCGTCGCGCAGTGCCCCAGGACGATCTCGGGCTCCGGGCGCAGGGCGCCCGGCGGCAGGCGCAGCCGCAGGCGGCGGCCGGCGCCGCCGCCACTGCCGCCGGCGCCGCCGCCACTGCCGCCGGCGCCGCCGCCACTGCCGCCGGCGCCGCCGCCACTGCCGCCGGCGCCGTCGTCGTCGTCCGCCGCGACGAGGAACTCCGCGTCGGCCAGGGCCGAGTGCGCGGTGAGCGTCATCAGGCTGAAGTCCCCGAGCACCGCCCGCGTGATGAGGGCGCCGGCGGTGTTGACGAAGATGTTGCCGCCCTTGATGTCCAGGTGCGCGAGGCCGCAGCTCGCGTTCAGGAACACGACCGCGCGGCCGAGCTCGACGAACGCGCGCTCGGCCGCCGCCAGCGCCGCGGGCGACAGGACGGCGCGCCCCGCCGCCTCCGCGTAGGCCGCCAGGTCCGCGTCGAACGCGGGCAGGGCCAGCTGCCGGCGCCGCAGGCTGAACCCGCAGGGCCGGATGATGGCGTCGACGCGCGCGTGCCGCAGCGCGCGCAGCGAGCACTCGCCCGCGAGCAGCGTCACGAGCAGCTCGTGCTCGAAGCCCGCGGCGCTCGCGAAGGTCTTCACGGCCACGCCGGCGGCCTCGTGCACCGCGACGCTCCCGTAGCCGCCGGCGCCGCGCGGCCGCGCCGGGCCGCCGAGCTCGGCCGCCGAGGGCATGCGCAGGCCGGCGTCCGCGACGAAGACCGGGCGCCCGGGCCGCTCGGGCGTCGCCAGCCGCAGGACGCGCGCGCGCGAGCGCCGCCGCCGCCCCGGGGGCCGGATCGGCGCGCGGCGCAGCGCGGACCCCGCGGCCGGCGGCGGCGAGGGCGGCGGCGCCGCGGCGGGGGCGAGGGGGTCCGGGCGCGCGGGCTCAGGGGGAGCCGGGAGGGGGCGGCCCCGCGGCCGCGGCCGGCGCCGCTGGGGCGGCCGGGGCGGCGGGGGCTGCTGGGGCTGCTGGGGCTGCATCCGAGCGCGCGCCGAGGCCTGGGTCCGCCGCGGGCCCTCCGGGCGGCGCGCCGCGCCAGTCGTCGCCGCACGGCGCGTGGGGCCCGACGCGCGGCGCGCTCTGGAGCAGCCACTGGGCGAGCAGGCCCTCGTCGTCCTCGTCGAGCCACGCCCCCTCCGCCGCCAGCGCGTCCGCCCCGCCCCCGCAGTCCGCGGCCGCGTCGCCCAGGCGCTCCTCCTGGTCCAGCAGCGCGTCCTCCGCGTCGTCGAAGGCGCGCAGGAAGTCGCCGCGCAGGAAGCGGCGGTTCTCGGCAAGCACGGCGGCCACGGCCGCCTGGGCGGCCACGCGCGTCTCGATGTCGCGGGCGTGCTGCCGGGCGGCCTCGACGCGCGTCGCGGCCCGGATCTGCCCCCCGAGGTCGCGGCGCGCGGCCTTCGCGGCCGCGAAGGCGTGTATAAAGGCCGGGTCGTCCCGGTCCGCGCCGGCGCGGACCAGGTCCACGACGCGCGACTTGAAGATCGCCTCCCGCCGGTGCGCCTCCTCCAGCCGCAGCCGCCGCCGCCGCGCGGCCGCCCGACCGTCCGGCGCCGCGGCCCCCGCGGGCGCCGCCGCCATCAGCGGCAGCCGCGGCGGGGGCGGGGAGGAGGCGGTCGCGCCCGTGGCGCGCGCGGGCGCGGGGGGATGTTCGGGAGCGCGCTGGGCGAGCAGTCCGCCCGCTACCTGCAGCAGCTCCTGCGCGAGCGGCAGCGGCGCGGCGCGGGGCGGGCGCCGCGGCCGGAGGGCGGCGTCGGGGCGGAGGACGACGACGCCCGGGCCCCCTTCCTCGACTTCGCCGTCGCGACCCCCCGGCGCCACCAGGCGGTCGTCCCGGGCGTCGGCACGCTGCACGGGTGCTGCGAGCTGGCGCCGCTGTTCGCCGCCACGGCCTCCCGCCTGCTACTGGCGAGCCTGGCGCGCGCCGAGGCCGGGTTAAATACCGGCGCCGGCGAGGCGCACGTCTCCCGGGAGCTCGCGGCGGCCCTGGGCGCCCTGCGCTTCGCGGCGAACCCGCCCGCGGAGGCGGCGGCGCACCGCAACGCGTACCGCAGCGTCATGGAGGCGCTCGAGTCCATGCGGGGCTCGGGCGCGTTCGCGCAGGTGGCCGCCTTCGTCGCGCGCTTCAGCCGGCTGGTGGGCACGTCCTTCTCGCACCTCGGCGGCGACGGCGACGGCGCGGAGCCCCCGCGCGCCAAGCGCGCGCGCGTGGAGCCCCCCAGCGGCCAGACGCGCGGCGCGCTGGAGCTCTTCCAGAAGATGATCCTGATGCACGCGACGTACTTCGTGGCGGCGACGCTGCTGGGGGACCACGCCGAGCGCGCCGGCGCCTTCCTGCGCGTCGCCTTCAACACGCCGGCCTTCTCCGACGCCGCGGTGGCCCACTTCCGGCAGCGCGCCACGGTGTTCCTGGTGCCGCGGCGGCACGGCAAGACCTGGTTCCTGGTGCCGCTGATCGCGCTGGCGCTCGCGACCTTCAAGGGCATCCGGGTCGGCTACACGGCGCACATCCGCAAGGCCACCGAGCCCGTCTTCGAGGAGATCGTGGCGCGGCTCCGGCAGTGGTTCGGCGGCGAGCGCGTGGACCACGTCAAGGGGGAGGCGATCTCCTTCTCGTTCCCGGACGGCGCCCGCAGCACCATCGTGTTCGCCTCCAGCCACAACACGAACGTGAGTACAGACCGAGACGCGCACGCGGGGGCGGGTGGAACAGCGGCGTTTATTGTCGGGGGGGAGGGGAGGGGCGCGCGGTCGGCGGTGGTGGGGGCGGGGGGAGGGGGCGCGCGGCCGGCCTAGTAGCCGCTCAGGCCCACGGCGATCCGCACGCCGCCACACACGCTCCGCAGCGCGCGGCAGCTGCTCGCGAGCAGCCGCGCGACGTCCTCGTCCATGACGCGCAGCTGCCAGCCGGCGGCGTTCAGCGGCACGGCCTCCCCGCGCGACCCGACGCCCGCCAGCAGCTCGGAGAGCGCGCCCGTGATCCGCGGCCGCCGCGGCGAGTCCAGGAGCCGCACCCGCGCCACCGCGTCCGCGAAGAGCACGCGGAACAGGCTCGAGTCCCCGGCGACGGGCACGTCCCTCCGGCGGGCCTTCCGCCACAGGCACGGCGCGGCGCACGGGCACGCGTCGCACGCGGCCGGCTCCGGCGCCGCGTTGAGCGCGTCGATGTGCCACCCGGCGGCGCACGTCGCGCAGCCCTCCGGGTGGCTCAGCAGCCGCCCGAGCACGCCCCCGAGGCCGCGCGAGCGCCAGCCGGCGGGGCACAGGGCCAGCAGGGCCTCGTCCATCTGCACGAGGTACAGGCGCCGCTCCGCGTAGGACCACCACACGCCCGGCGCGACCTGGAAGCAGTCCGCGGCGTCGCGCGGCGGGCGCGCGGGGGCCGTGAAGGCGAAGGGGTCCACGCGCTCGGCGGGCGCGGGCGGCACGGCCTCGGCGCCCGGGTCGGGGACGTCGGCCGGCGCGGGCACGGCCACGGCGTCGCGGAAGACCGCGCGCACGCGCGTGCTGCCCGGCACCAGCGCCCGCGTGCGCACGCGGGCGACGCAGGCGCGCGCGGCCGCGCCGCCGAAGAGCGCCAGCACGTGGAAGTGCCGCGGCGGCAGCTCCAGGGAGCGCGGCCGCGTGATGTAGAGGGTGACGCGCACGGCGGCGCCGGGGTCCGCGTCATCGGGCGGCACCAGCCGCGCGAGCAGCCGGCCGAGCGCGGCCACCGCCACGTAGATCTTCACGCGCGAGTCGCTGCGCGCGAGGTGCAGGCAGCCCAGCTCCTCCGTCAGCGCGCGCGCCAGCAGCGCGCCCGCGGCGGCGGGGTCCTCGGCCATGGCGCGCTCACGGGGCCGGCGCGCCGGGGGGCGCCGGGAGGGGGCGGCCCAGCCGCCCCAGCACCGCCTCGCGGAGGCGCGCGGGCCAGTCCAGGTGCGCGGCGACGTCGGCCTCCAGGGCGAACCCGCCCGGGAAGACGACGGTGCACCGCAGCCGCCGCGAGAAGCCCAGGCACGCGTACGCGTACGACTCGCCGGGCGCGTATGAGCCGCAGGCCGGCGCACGCCCGCTTTTGGCGCCCGCGTCCAGGAGGCGGATCGAGCCCAGCCGCCGCCCGGGCTCCTGCGCCGTCGTGGCCGCGAGGGGCGCGCGCGAGACCTTCACCACCTCGCCGCCGAAGCTGAAGTAGTCGAACAGCAGCGCGCGCTCGCCGCCCGCCAGCAGCGGGAAGCAGGCGCGGTGGTACGGCAGGAAGCCCCGGCCGCCCGCGCCCGCCGCCGAGAGGTGCGCCACCGCCGCCGCGCAGAGCGCGCTGTTCAGGAACTCCCGCGCCGAGAGCGCCCCCAGCGCGCCGGCCAGCGCGCGCAGGAAGCCCGGCACGCGCCGCGCCACGTCCTCCAGGCACCCGCGCTGCGCCTCCCGCACGTCGTAGTGGAAGCGCTGGGGCAGGCCCGCGCGGGCCTCGCAGGCCCGCGCCAGCGCGCGCACCAGCGCGCCCGCGCACGCCGCCCGGAAGCGCTCCGCCAGCAGCACCTCGGCGCCCGCGTCGAAGGCCGCCAGGGGCGGCTCGCCGCCCTCGCCCAGCGGCGCCGCCAGGAACGGGTGCCGCCGCGCGAGCTCGGCGCGCGCGGCCGCGGGGAGCTCGCGCGGGTGCGCCGCGCCCTCGCGCTCGCAGGCGCGCGCGAGCTCCCCGGCCACCGACTCGGGGCGGCGCGCGCCTGGGGCGCGCCGCCCGCCCCAGCCCGCCGACTGCTCGTAGGCCACGACGACGAAGCCCTCGCCCGTCTCGTAGTGCCGCCGGGCCACGAGCGAGAGCGGGCGCCGGCGCCACGCGTCGCACGGCGTGTCGCCGCCCAGCAGCGCGCAGTGCCCCGCGTCGAACCACTCGGCCAGCGTGCGCGCCCGGCGGGCCGCCGCCGTCGCCATGAGCGTGTCGCCCGCCAGCGCCCGCGCGACGGCGCCGAGCCCGGGCCCGGGCCCGGCGGCCGGGGCCGCCGCCGGCGGCGGCAGCAGCGCGGCGGCGGCGTCGGGG